TTATGTTACGAAACGGCAGGTGCCAAAGTCCCGCCACTGAAATTGACGGTTGTGAGGGCAGCATCGCCGTAGGTGCCACCGTTAATGGAACCGTACGAAGTGATGACCGTATTTGTTACGTCGTAGTCAGGGTTGGTTGCACCAACTGCGGCTGACGTTGCACGAATAGTAATCGTCGTGGTTGACCCGATGAGTGGCCAAATCGTCGCATCGACACTGCTGGCGTCAAAGTCCTGATAAAACGTGATTGACCCGGACACCTTTTTGCGTCCTGCTAAAGACTGATCCCACGCATCGGACATGGCAGTCACGTCCACCTCGGTCACGTCAGCCGATAGGGTTACGGACTGCACGAACGAAGATAGATCAACGGAATTAACCGTTACTGACACGTCATCGTAAACAAACTTAGCCATTTTGGGTCACTTCCTCGTTTTCGGCTTTATCGCTTTTTGGTGTTGCTGTTTTCTTTAGGTGGCCTGCGGTCACCAATGCTTCAATGTTATACCGTGCAAGGTCGTCTGCGGTGACTAAATCACCAATTTGATAACCCTTCACACGATTACTCGTCACTTTGTATTTCATGGTTCCACCATCACTTCCACTTCAAAGTCTACACCTAGGTAAATATCGTCACCGTAGCCAATGTTCCCGATGTCGCCACAACTAACTACACGGGCATAGGACACGGCACCACTTAACGTGCGGTTAGCTGCAAGTAACTGGTCTACGCTGTTGTCACCGTAAATGAGCGGGTCAAGGCGCACAACGTTGTTGTCAAGGTCAAACCGTTGCACAAGGAACGTGACTGTGAAAAACATTTGCAGCAAGCCACGTTGCATGGCGTCGCCGTATTCGACCGCAGTTCCGGTTGCCGGAATAATAATTGCGCACGGGGTAAACGGCACTTCTGGCGGGTTGGCGTACACGACTTCAACAACAGTTGACGTGTTTATTTGTGTCGCTAACGCTTCTTTAATTGTGCCGTAATCAGCCATCAGGCAACCCCGAGTAGTTTCACGCCTTGCAATAGGGCTGCTACGTCCGGGTCATTGCGTGAGATACGCACTGCGCCGAATTCGGGAATGGAACCGGCTTGGAACCCTAGCGGTGACGCTTTACGTTGATACAACCGGCAAGACATTAACAACGCTGCTTGTTTAATGTTGTCGGGTGCTGTTTCGCTGTAAGCAAACTTTGCGGTAACTTCGATAGTTGGGCGACCGTATAGCGATAGTGGCCAACCGTTATTGACGTTCGTGAGTAACCGGTATGGGGTGGTGTTGCCGTCTAACACATAGTCTGTGGTCACGGTCAACGTTGTTTCAAACGTGCCGTCTTGGTCGTTATCTACTTTGACGACTAGACCGGTTGTTGTTGCGATGTCGTCCACGTCCAGAATGCTTGCGGTGCGTGGAAGATATGTGCGGGTTGACGTTGCGGACACTTCAAAGGTGCGTCCGGTGTAGTTGTCAATTAACGCTTCTGCTGCACCAATGGCAGCTGTAATGGCGGTGTCCTCAGACGTTACAGAATCGGGGATACCTAATGATGACTTGACCAATGCAAGTGTGGTGTATGCCATCAGTCAGCCTTGCGTGTTTTACGTGACCGGCGAGCCGGGACAGGTTCGTTGCTGTGCGTGGCCTGTCCCGACTCCACAACCGTTGGGGACGGTTCCGGCACGTTGGGGGGAACATTAGAGAGTTTAGCGATAAGCACCGGGTCTGCGCCAGACGCAATGAGGTTTTGCAAATACTTGTCCATAACTGCTCCAATATTAGTGGTGAACCCGCCCGGCACAAGGGGGACTTAAAACCGGGCGGGTTCGACTTATCAGAGTGTCGCGCTAAGCAACGTACCCTGAACCTTGCAGATACCACCGGGGTAACGTCCGGCAGTGAATGCGCTGTATCCGTAAACAACCATACGGGTGGTGAGGGTTCCTGAGCCGACCGACTCGTAACGCAACATGAGCGGGCTAGCTGCCTGCTCCATGAGTACGAGGTCTGCACGGTTCGCAACAATGATTGCGTCCTCGTTGGTGCCTGCACCAAGGTTGGTTGGGATACCGGCATCAACAACCACCGGGATTCCGGCAATTTCGCCTGCTGCAACACCGTAAGCACCGGGGTTGCCGAGTGCGATGACGTTGCGTGAGGTTGCGACGGTAACGCCTGCCAATGGGCGGTTGCTGCTGTCAAGTCCACCGGAAATGTAAGCCCAACGGCGTGGGTGCATGACGATGACATCAGGCTGCACGAACCGGGCTGCGGTGACGGTGCCAACTGCCTTAATGATCTTTTGGAACGTTTCGTAGGCGGTTGGTGATGCGTCGTCTACGTCAACGTCACCAATTCCGCTGGTGTTCAAAATGCCAAGGTGAGTACCGGCGGTGCCGTCACCGTTAATGACATCTGCGTTGACTTTGCTGTTGTAAGCGGACACAAGGTCTGCTGCCAAAAGTCCGTCAACACCGGTGCCACGCTCCAACGCCTGACGTGAAACGTCAACCATGCCTGCATAGGTGCGGACATTGACGGTCAACAACGTGTCGTCCGGTGATGCTTCGGTGACTGCGCCGTTGTCGCCGTCCTGCGCTGCAACGCTTGAACCCGTGGTAATACGGGAAACGTTGACAGTCAGACCGTCGTTTGGCAATGGAAGGCTGTTGGCCACGTCCATGGTGTTACGTCCTGCACGCAGGAACGGTGCAGCAAGTCCAGTGAGATACTGCGGGACAACAAGCCCGCTAAAGTTTCCTGAACCCGAGTCACGAAGTTCGTGACGCATTTCGTTGTTGTGGCGTGACAGACGCTCTTGCGCTGAAACGTCACCAAGGAATTCTGCTGCGTACGAGTCACGGAAGAACGAGTGTGGCGCGTCCTCTTGGTAGGTCAATGGTTCTGACTTAACGTCAACACGGTTCACGGCGGGTGCTTCCTGTGGTTCATCGGTGGCTGCGACTTCTGCGCGCAACTTGGCTGCTTCAAGGTGGCTAACCTGAATTTCCCGCAGGTCTGCAATACGGGCATCAAGTGCCTTTGCGCGTGCGGTCAGGTCACCAAGGTTTTTATCTTCGGTTTCGGTAAGGTCACGGGTTTCTTCTGCTGCGCGATCAAGCACTGCCTCAACAGCGGTTGAAATTTCGGCACGTTCCGCAACCAGTTGGTCTAGCAACTTCACGGTCAGTTCTCCTAACTGATATATGGGTAGGTTCTGACGGTGACAGTCGGGTGACAACGCGGCGCGACTATCGGCGGTCACCAATTAGCATACACATTGACGTTTAGTCAACGTGCGAGAAATACCGGATATTCTCCGTCTGTCCGGCTGCACAAATTCCCCATAACGCTTGACCGGGTGCTAATTGACCCTGTATTGCGTCTGTGTGTTTCACGACGGGAAACCCGTTAGCGGTCGTGACAGAATTATTGTCACCCAAATAGACGGTTTGGTTACCGATAATTTGCAGGAACACGGGACGGTAAACGTCGTTAACGTCCAAAATTTTGGTTGCTACGTCTGTGACGGTGACGTTTCCGTAGTTAGCCATTTTCGATTTCTTTCATCAGGTGACGGTATTTGGCTAGACGTGGCACTTGTTCGCTGTCGTCCGGGTCAAACGAACGGACACTAATAAGTTGTGCGTCTGTGTAGGCAGGGTTCCGCACAAAACCTACGTGGTCTAGTTTGGCTTCCGTGCGTGTCCGCAACGGTTTACCGTTCAGTTCTGACGACTGAGTACGCACCGGGATAAAACCGACACTGAACCCCGACACAAACCCGTCCATCGCAAGTGTGCGGGCTTCCTCGCCACGATGCGTGTTCGCTAAAAGAAAGTCTGCAATAAGACCGTCATTTGTTTTTTCCCAACTAACTGCACGTCCAATGGGCATACGGTCTGTGGCGTGCTGCTCCAACAACGGGATACGTTCGCCACGTTCCGCAATGGTTTTGTCAAACGCTGTTGGTGCAAACCGTTCTAAATAGCTGCCTGCGTCGTAGATAGCCCCAAACGGTGCCACAATGCCTACTAGGTGGTGTCCGTCGTCGTCGTTGCGGACTTCGAACCCGGCAAACTCTACGGTGCGTGTAATTAGTTCTGACATCAGTCTGTCTCCGGTGTCGTTGCGTCCGTCAAATCTTCAAACAGTCGCACTTCGTCTACGGTCAAAAATCCGGCACGTAAACCAACTTCGTAAGCTGCATACCGGCTTGCGGTGTCTGCCCGCAATAGGTCGTCCAAAATGAAACGTGCGGTCTGTCCTCGTGGCAGCAACGTAGACAACGCCTGTTCAATACGTGACAGCCACGGACGTAACGTGAACCGTACAAACTGGATACTGTCCTGTGTCACGTTGCTGTAAGTCATTGACGTTCCGTCCATCGCTACACCAACCATGTGTGGCGGTACTCCAAACAATGTGCAAACCTGTTGCGCTGAATACCGGCGTGCGTCAATTAGTTCTAAGTCGTGTGCAGAGAATGACAACGGTTTGTAGGCAATGCCGTTTGCTAGGACTGCGGGTGTCCGGTTGCGTCCACCGTTGTTGGCTATCCACCCGGCCTTTAGTGCGTCTGCTTCTTCACGGGTAATGTCTGCGTCAACTTCCAACACGCCTACGGGTAGTCCGCCTGCGTTGTAAAGTTCGCTTGCGCAGTCCTCACCGGCAATAGAAATTCCTAGGGTGCGCCGGTGGTGTTCAATAATGGACATGCCTTTGACGGAACCGGGGAACGTTAAACCACGGATATGCAAAATATCTTCCGGTTGGTATGTCTGACCCGCTACACGGTAAGCGATGGTTGCTCCGTTTTGGGCTGTTTCGATATACACCGCGTCCGGTGCTAACAAAACTGCTTGCCGTGGATATCCCAATTCGTCACGGTCACCTAACAACCAGTATGCGTTGCCGTCAATGACCAATGACATGACGGTTGACGCGATCATGTCCATACGGGTCATGGTGCGGTCTGGCTGTTCCAAAATGGCGGGTTGTGGTTTTACCCGGTCACCTTGCCGATATGACGCAATAGGTAACGCACCAATGCTGTCAGAAATAAGGTTGGTGCAACGATATAACGCCGGAATGGTTAAGGCTGTCGCCGGTGAAATATGCAGCGCACCTTGCAAGGGTTGCAAATAGTTTGCCGTCGGCAAAACAAACGGGAATTCGCTTGCGCGTTGTTCAGTCTTGCGACGTGTAAAGATACCCATAGTGGTTCCTAGAATACCATTGGTCTTTTAGTTTTCTTAGGCCGAAACTTAGCACAGTGCCATGCGACGGTTGCTGCGTGCAACGGTGATAGGTCAGCTGCGGGGTCTGTTCTTGCCCATAACCAACCTGACCCCATCGGTTTTTTCTGTGCGCAAGCGACCGCAAGTGACAAGGCTTCGTGTGGTCTGACTGCTATTCCGTTGTTTTGCATTACTGCGTCATAAAGTGCGTTGGCTGCGGAAACTGCGTCACGGGTGCCGTACTTGACAACTTCTACGTCTGTCAGTTCGTCAACTAGGTTTCCTGCCGGTGAGTAAGCGTCTAACACGACGCGTCCACCGTGGGCTGCTATTAACCCTTTTAACCGGTCAGATATCCAGTCAGTACCTTCCCGGTTTTCCACAAGTTCTACACAGCCTAAAGAATCTGCAACAACTATTGACGCTTTAGCCCGGTCTAGCGTGATATCGACACCGAACGTTAAACCTTCGTTTGGCCATTTCTGATCTGTTTGCACTTCCTGCCACAGTTGTTCCGGTATAACCCGTTCATCTGTTTTAGTCCATTGGTTGAGATAGGCACGCCTAAATTCTGATTCTGGCATTGTTTGCCGTGCGTGACGTATCTTTTCTATTTTTACGGTGTTACCTAATGCGGGCATACATTGCCACCACACTTCTTCGTCGTCCGGTGACGCGTCCTCCGGTGCGCTCCACTCAAAGTAGGCAATACCGCTAGTTGACCCGTTAGCGACCGCTTCACGACCAATAGCAACTTTGCGTTGCAAATAGGCGGAGGCTTCCGTACCTGCCGTGGACACCACCCATAGCTGCGCGTCATCGCACGTCACCATTGCAGGCAACAACGCCTGTTCCCGGCGGTCGTCAACATCTGCAAACGCTTCGTCAATGAACGCACCACCGGCAAGGGTCATGCCGTGACCGGCAGTCAACGTAGACGGCAACGGTTCGATACGTGACCCGTTATCAAACGTGATTGACTCCGTGCCGTTGGCGTACTTCATTTTAGTTAACGGTTCAAATTCTGATTCTTGCACCGCAGGCATAAAGTCATGCACAAGTTTTTTGCGGGCATCTGAACCCGTTTGTGCCGTGTACGCAACACGTCGCCGGTTGCCTTGCAACGCAGACCAAACCATGACCGCAAGCAACAACGTTGATTTGCCGGACTGCCTAGGAATAGTTAAACAGACTTCGCTGTACGCCGGTTTGCCGTTCTCCTGCTCTAACGCAATGTCAACAACATGCTGTTGGTGTGGCATAAGCGGGGTGCCTAACATCTCAGCCACCCGTGCAACTTCGTGACCCCGTGTAGGGCGGTCAGTCCTCGCCGTTGTCAATCGGGGCTTGCAAGCGTGTAATGATTTCACCTAGTTTGTCCTCCTCGTATGCGTGCAGTTCGTCAAGGTCGCACAACGCTTCACGATACTGTTTCCACAAGGCGGGTTGTTCCGGCAGCGTGTCAACTGCCAACGCCAATGACCGTACAACTTGAACGATTGGCCAATGTTCCTGCGGGATACCGTCCGGATACAAGCCCGCTAAGTAGCTGCTGACGGCTTGGCTGTTATTGACCGGTTCTGCCGGTTTTTGACTGTTTTTCTTTTGGGTTGCCATCAGTCTGGTTTTTTCTGGTTTTTATTGGAGAGAAAAAGAC